CATGCTGTTGACAATATCTTTGTGACGAGCGTTACACCAGTTTGCTTCTTTAAGAAGCATACGAGCCTTTCCGTAGGAAGGGTTGGTGTCGTCATCACCTCGATTTGTCTTTTGTTCGCGCGAGCAAAGTCTGAACTTGGGTATTGCAATCTCAGATTGCGATACAAGAACACCTGCTTGTAAAGTCTGTTGACAATAGACCGCGGCGTGCGTCATGATAGCCCATTTGTCGTCCGAGGGTACCATTGTGGTAATCTTCGAGGCGTCCGCATACTCTAAGAGTATACGTGGGTCATCGGCGGCGTCGATTTGGTCGTCTCCAGCGGTAGCGAAGAGGGAGCCGGAACGGCCCTTCCAAGCATACACATTAGCAACCTTAGCGAGAAACGTGAGAACGATTTTCGTTCCCGGTTCTCCCATAAGGCATCCAGTGTTTGATTCGACAAGGACTCCGTCCTCGTCTTCATACTCTCTGGGAGAAAGCAGAATGCTTATCCACCCGTCGATGTACTTTGAACCAATGTGCATCTCGTCGGTTAAAGCGTACATAGCACGCTTACCCGCGACGTGGTCTACATGATCAGTGGCTGCGACAAAGTCGCCAACCATGATGTGTTTTGGTACAGATGATCTATCGGATCTCTCTACCAACTTGAGCCATTCAAATGCTTGATATCCGCTTCCTAGTCCAGCTCTAAGAGCAGGATCATGGGAAAGGATTTCTTTCATTACATGAGCGAAAGGTTGACCATACAAAACAAGTGCCGCTTTGCTTTTAGTAGCAATTCGGACCTTATTGCCGGGTTCGCCTATGGCTACCCGTTCAATAGGTAAGGCCTTTCCTGAGGAAAAGCCCCGCTTGTCGATATACCCTTCTTCAAGAAGGGTAGTAAAAGCCCAGGCAAAGAGTTGGAAACCAACTCTTTCGCCCTCGGCTCCTACAAAATCTTCGGTCAACAATCCGGTGGAAAATTTTTCCATCCGGTTAGAATCCGGAGGTTCCATAAGCGGTGGTTTAACAGTCTTCCATAATGGAAGTCCTTTGTCGTAGACAATGGATTCTCCTGTTGGCAACACCACATGCTTACTTTCAGCAGGCACAGTGTCTAACCAAGCTTTTACCTGATTTAAGATATAAACACGCTTGCCGCCGAGGCCACGTGTGGCCTCGAGGCAAGATGAGTTGGAGAGGGAAACATGACCAGTTTTCTTAGAAAACCAGTTATGTTTGATCCTTCTCTTAATATCACGGGCTGCTATACGAGAGTAATTCTCAAGTATAGACAACTCGCACTCGTTCGGGGGAGACCCCTTCGTGAGCGCAAGCGTATGCTCTTCAAGAGCAATCGCTTGTGTAACATGATCACCTGAGGGTAACCCTCGGGTATTGATCATGCAACTCCAACGTGCTTTTTCATCTAAAGTCAGGTATTCAGACTTCATCCAAGTATTCTCCGGTGGCCTAGGGTCACCTGGATTAAACTCAGGAAGTGGCTGAATAGAACCGCCAAATTTTAGATATATTGCTTTGCAATACGTCTTCCATCTGGCTGACGCATAATGCGTTGATCGGTGTTTCACCACCTCATTTGCAAGAATTTTAAACCATTTCAATTTGAAACAGGTTGTTTCTTTTGTTTCAGACTCAAAGCCGATAGCTAGACAGCTATCGACCCAAGTCCAAACGCGAATAAACTTTGCAATTACACCACACGGAGCTGCAAGCAACTCCGTCAATGTCTTAGCACAGTCACGGACAGGCGTCATGTAG